GCAGTAGTCTGTTCTCCATCTTCATCATAGACTGTAAAATTATATTCTTTACCATAAGCAAGTATTCTAGCTGCGATAATAAGTGCATTCTTATCACCAATAAGCAAATCATCTAATTGAATTTTTTTATCTACAATTAGTGCTTCTAAAAGTTTGTCGATTGCAGTTCCCTGCTTTAGTAGATTAGGTGAAGTAAGTATGTCTTCTTCACGTGCGGTCATGTATTTCATCTCCACTTTACCTGAAGAAAGTGGGTTGTCTTTTGGATAAAAATATCCCTGCGACGGAAGATTTACTTCTTCCGTCGGAAATTTAGTTTCTGCCATAGAGTTATCCTCTGATTAATATCATTAAGATTTAAAACCTGTTTATTATAACTATATTAGTAATTCTTGAAATTACAATTTATTTTGATGGTGAAAATTTGTCCTTAATTGGTTTCAAAACCATATCGAAAACAATGTCATCGTATTTAGTTGGGGTAAGTTTTACAATTTTCTCTACTGCGTAAAGAACTACCAAAACGTATTCCCAATTTGCTGCTATCCATTCACTCATTTTATACTCCTATTAGATTAGAATTGTAAGATTGCGTAATCGTATTGTAATGTTAAGGTTATATCTGCTGGTTCGCTAGACTCAAAAGCTATCTCACCAAAGTTTGCAGTTGATATATAAGCACCTTTTAAAGTCCACTCTTCTACTATATCACCGACTGGACCTAACATATTAAATGTAATATCTTTTTTGTAAAAATCTGCATATCCGTCTCTACCTGTAACCGACTCATGACCTAAACGAACCCATTCCATAACTGCTTGTGCACCACTTGGAACGATAGGATCGTATAACGTGATATCAATAGGTTGCCAAGTTCCTTTACCTTTTAAATGTCTCTTAACATTTATATGGTCTAAAATCATCTCCTCAAACTGAATCTGTGGTCTTCCTCCAGCTTTAATTAAGTAAGATGGTATACCCTCGATATACATAATAAACCGATTTTTTGTTTTCGGTTCAAACGGGGTAAAAAATATTTCGTTGGTATCTAAAATGTCAGGCATTATTTGTCTCCGTTAAAAGCAATTTTTTATCTTCGTATATAAATATCACAAACTAAAAAAAATGATAATATCAATATTACATAGTTCTTGTTAGTTTTATAGTAGTTTTATAGAAAAAGAAAAACCCCAACCGAAGTCGGGGTTTTCCATATACGTCAGCGTATGTTATAAGATAAATTACTCAGGGAACGATGCGCCTGTAGGTTGAACAACAAAATCCAACACGATGAACTCAGCAGTTCTCGTAGGTTGAATAAATATCTGTCCTACCAATCTGTTTCTATCTACAACATCAGGAGTATTGTTAGTTTCATCCATTACTACTCTGAATGCACTTAAACCACTATTGGATTGTACACTTTCAAGATAAGGATTAACAATATTCAAGAATCTGTTTCGTGTTGCTACTGTGTTCTGTTCGAATACTAAGAATCTTGAAGAACTTGCAATAAATTTCTTTAATGCAATTAACAATCTACGAACATTGATTCTATCTAATGCTGATGGTTTGGATTGTAGTGTCTTCTGTCCGAATACTACTACACCTTGACCAGGGAATGAAGCTATTGGATTCACTCTTTCTTCATAGAGGTCATCTCTTTCAGCGTGAGTCAATCTTGTTTTAGCTTCCAACACCGTAGTCAAACCACCACGATTTAAACCAGCTGGTGCAAACCATTCGTGTGCTACTTTATCAGTAAATGCGATTACGCCAGGTAATACTACTGATGGTGGTACCCAAACTGGTCTGTTTGTATCTCCATCGACTATCTTAACCCAGGGGTAATATGTTCCTGCATAGTTTGTATCCAAAGCACTTACAGTATTTGTCACTGTAGCGATAGTATCACCATATGCTGCTGCATCCATGATATAAAAAGCGTCTGCTCTTGCTTCTACTTTCAATATTGCATGATTTGTCACTTTTGGATGTAGTCTGTGAATAACACCAGGTGTCACCAACATATTAATGTCGAATTCATCTGGATTACTTACAGCATTGATTGCTCTTTTGTATGCTACTGAACCACTTGCTGTAGCACTTGAGATATCAAATCCTTGTGTGTTTGTTGCACTTATATCGTTACCAACAAGTTTTGGATTACCAGGATTATCACCATCAAATCCAAACTGGAAAGGTACTGTGAACTTTCTCTGACCAATAGCTGATAGTGATAGTGTAATATTCTCTGTAGCATCTGAGAATGTGGTTGCTAATGAACTTGCATCAGCGTGACCTTTCATGTTCTCAAGAGACATAGAGACGTTACCAGTTGTAGCAGCTGTCTTGGGTATAGGTGATAAGTATTCACCATTATCAGGACGTTTATCCATATCGAAATCGAATCCATAGAATATATTAGAATCGAAATCACCATTTGTATTCTGCTGTGTATGAACAAAAGATGCACTTGGTGCACTAGATACAGGAATGTTCAATGCATCGTGACCCATAGGAACAACTGTAGTTGGCATATTTTCTAAGTTTTTGTAATCACCAACTCTGATATGTTTACTCAAGTTTGGATAATCACCTTTGTATGTCAACTTACCATTTGAATCGATTTCCACGTGTCTATCACCAATTACTTTAGCAAAGTAATTTGCTGCTTCTGGATCGAATGTCAAATTATCAAATTGTTCAACGATTTGATTGTCTTTTGTTTTATTTGGTGCATGATGTCTAACTTGTAATGAGAATGTTCCATAGTCACTACCTGCTACTGAGGATGCTGCCTTGACATTTAAGATATTAACTTTGTAAGCTTTGTTCATATTCGTTCCATGTGAACGTGTATAAACTCTAAACAAGTTATATCTTGCTCCAGCCACTAATTGTGATTGTAGATATGGTGTTCTTGCCACACTAAAATCTTTGTTACCAGTCCATGTGTCGGCGTTACCATCAGCATCATATGTAGAAACACCTGAATTTAAGTCAAGTGTACCTGTTGATGATGTGACTGCACTTTGCCAAGCGCCTGAACCTGTGGAATGTTGAATTCCCTTAAAGTTTTTGTAAAGATAGACTGGAACCGTTGTTCCCGCTCCATCATCTGCTATCTGAGGATCTGTGCTAAGTACATCTCCGATATAGTTTGCACTTCCTGTACTAAACGAAATAGTTTTTGTATAGGTTGTGATATCACTTCCACTAACTACTAATGTGTAATTTGTAAAAGTTCCACTACCTGTAGATGGTGTCAAATCAGCAGTTCCGTTTCCACCACCACGTGATGGTGCTAAAACAGCTAATGCGTGATCTTTAGTTGAACCACTAATTCTACAAGATAATGTGATTATATCAGGTTTGTATCCACCTAGTCCCAAAACCCTCACGACCGTTACTGTCCCCGCGGAACGCAAATACTGTTGCACAGTATATGGTGTATAAAAACGTCTATCGAGACCACCGAACATCTCTTCGAATTCTGAATAGTTATTCAGAACAGTAGGTGTAAAAGCTGGACCTTTAGTCGTAGGACCGATAATCGCAGCTCCAATGTCTGCTACACCTTGTGGAAGAAATGATAGGTCTTTCTCGGATGTAAATACACCAGGACTTACTATTCTTTCAGCCATTGAGTTTCTCCTAAATGATTTTTGTTAAAATAAAGAAAAATTGTTTATTTATAAGTATAAACAAAAATCCCCAAATACAATTATAAGGGGATTTTTCTTGTGTTTTTTAAAGTTTTTCTTAACTATTCGGTGTAAATACACCAGTTTCAGGATCTAAATTACCTGAACCATACTTGTCGTTTAATTCTTTAGCGACTTCTTTCTCTTTTGCTTGAGTGTCTTGATACTTCTGAGCATATTGTTCTTCTGATTTTGCTAAAGCATCTATTTGTTGTTGAAGTGCTATTTTTTGAATCGCTACCTGACCAAATGCGTTCTGACATTCGAGATAGTCTTGTTGTATTTGTTTTAAAGAAGCTAACTCTTCGTCTGTGAATTTAATTTCCTTATCTGCCATAACATTTCCTTATAGTTTATTAGTAATAAATATAACTTATTTATTCAAACAATCACAATTTTTTTCGATGCGTTCTACTTTCTCATTCAACTCTTTGACAGCTTCAATTAGTAATGGAACTATCAACTCATACTTAACAGCCTTGTATCCATCACTTCTTTCGGTTACGATTTCAGGAAGAACTTTTTCTACCTCTTGTGCTATAACACCATAAGAATGTTCACCCTCAAATGCTTCTTTGTTTTTGTTCCAATCGAACTCTACACCACGAAGTTCTGAAAGTTTCATTAATGGGTCTCCAATCTTAACCACATTATCTTTCAATCTTTCGTCTGAAGAATAGAATGCCACAACGTCATTGTTAAAGTTTGCAAGACCTGCTTCACTCATATCTAATGTAAGAGCTGTTATTTCAGAAGTAGAATCTTGTCCTTTAAATATTATGTCTTTATCATCAACATCCGTAACAATTACGAAATCACTTGAAGCGTTCTTGAATGAAGCGATTGTAGTTCCACCTGATTTTATTACAGTATCATTACCACCCGCGTCTAATATAATATCTGCAGCTGCATCTACTGTTAGATTATTAGCGCTAATTGTTAAATCAGTTCCATCACCCTCAATCTTCTCACTAGCTCCACCGAACACGATACCAACATCATTTGGAATATGAACATCGGATGTTGCGTTCAAGTTAATCTTAGCTCCAGAACCAATCGTTAAGTCTGTGTCGTCTGATTCAATCTTTTCACTACCATTAGCGTCAAATACTAATCCAATATTCTGAGGTATGTGGACATCTGATTCTGCAGTAAGATTTATTTTTGCACCTGCTATGGTTAAATCAGTTCCATCACCCTCTATTTTCTCACCATCATTACCAAAAGTCAAACCAATGTCTGCTGGTATGTTGATATCACCACTACCACCAACGTTGATATTTAAATCAGTTCCGTCACTCTCTAAGAATTCACCTGTTGAGTTTCCACTATGGTCATTAAATGATAATCTATTTGCTACAAAAACATTACCAAATGAACCTGTAGAACTATTAGAACCACTTGTCAAGGATGAATTTAATTTTAGAATATTAGCTGATATAGTTAAGTCTGTACCATCACCCTCAATTTTCTCTCCATCATCACCAAAAGTTATACCAACATTTGCTGGTATGTTAACGTCAGACGTAGCAGTTAAATTTATGTCTGCGCCAGAGTTTATAGTTAAATCTGTATCGTTTGACTCAATTTTCTCACTTGCGTTATCATCAAACACAATACCTTTGTTCTTAGGTATGTGAACGTCAGCGGTTGGTGATAAGTTAATCTTATTACCAGTAATGGTTAAGTCTGTTCCATCACCCTCTATCTTTTCAGCGTCATTTCCAAAAGTAAGTCCTACGTCAGCTGGTATGTTTATATCAGTTGTAGCTGTAAGATTAATATCTCTACCAGATGCTATAGTCAAATCAGTTCCATCACCTGTTAGATACTCACCACCCTCATCGAATAAGTATGAATATTGTCTTGTCAAGGTGTGGTGGAATGAACCTGTTCCTGAACCACTAACGTTTCCTATCACGTGTAATGCTTCTGCAGGATTTTTTGTGTTGATACCTACTTCATGAAAATGTCCATGAGCAAATGAACCTGAAGATACTGATGAACCACTTGTCATACCACTAGCTATCTTTAGAATATTTGCAGAGATTGTTAAATCTGTTCCATCTCCCTCTATCTTTTCTCCGTCATCACCGAAAGTTATACCAACGTTTGCTGGTATATTAACATCTGCAGTTGCAGTTAAATTTATGTCTGCGCCTGAGTTTATAGTTAAGTCAGTATCATTACTTTCTATCTTTTCACTAGCATTGGCGTCAAAAACTAATCCAACGTTTTGTGGGATATGAACGTCTGAAGTAGCAGTCAAGTTTAGTTTAGCACTTGAAGCTATAGTTAAATCTGTTCCGTCTCCTTCAATTTTTTCTCCGTCATTTCCAAAGGTTAATCCGATATCAGCTGGTATGTTAACATCACCTGTAGCATCTAATGTTAAGTCTGCACCTGTATCAATTGTTAATGCACCACTTGCATCAATTTCAGCTGCGTCTAATGTAATCGTATCTACAGTAAGTTTAGGTGCTTCCATAAAGACACTTGAAGAAAGTGCAGTTCCAGCGTGTCTATATCTTAAAAATGCCACACTACCACTTACACCCCAATCAATACCACCATTGTGCATCAGTGCGGATGTGGCTGAACCACTACCAACCGTTATGGTATGGTCAGCGACTTGTAGACTTCCAACTTGTGCTTCAAGTCTATTACCTGTAACAGTCAAGTCTCCTGGAATTGTTACATTACCATTATTAAATGTAACAGTTTCAACCAATGTGTTTCCATTTGAAATTATCGAAAGGTTATTACTACCATCAACCTCTATCTTTTCTGTATCAGCTCCGAATGTTAAACCTACCTCTGCAGGAATGTTAATATCAGAAGTTGCAGTTAAGTTTATATCAGCGCTTGAATTAATGGTTAAATCTGTTCCATCTCCTTCAATTTTTTCTCCGTCATTTCCAAACGTCATACCGATGTTTGCTGGTATATTGATATCACCACTACCACCAACATTAATATTTAAATCAGTTCCATCACTTTCTAAATATTCACCTGTTGCGTTTCCACTATGGTCATTAAAGGATAGTCTATTTGCTACAAATACATTTGCAAATGAACCTGTAGAGGTAGATGAACCACTTACAAGTGCTGAATTAATTTTAATCTTATTAGCACTAATCGTTAAGTCAGTTCCATCTCCTTCAATTTTTTCACCATCATCACCGAAAGTAACACCGACGTTTGCTGGTATGTTAACGTCAGACGTAGCAGTTAAATTTATATCTGCGCCAGAATTAATAGTTAAATCTGTATCGTTTGACTCAATTTTTTCACTAGCATTAGCGTCAAAAACTAATCCAACGTTTTGTGGGATATGAACATCACTTGTTGCTGTAAGGTTTAGTTTAGCACTTGATGCTATAGTTAAATCAGTTCCATCTCCCTCTATCTTCTCACCATCATTACCGAAAGTCATACCGACATCAGCAGGAACATTAATATCTGTAGTTGCTGTTAAATTAATGTCTCTTCCTGATGCTATGGTTAAATCAGTTCCATCACCTAATAGGTATTCACCACCCTCATCGAATAGGTAAGAGTATTGTCTCACCAAACCATGATGGAATGAACCTGTACCAGAACCACTCACATTACCGACAACCTCTAACGCTTCAGCGGGTGCTACTTCGTTAATACCAACCTTACTTGCAAAATGTCCATGTGCGAATGAACCAGTCGAAGTAGAAGAACCACTTGTTTCAGCACTATTTATTAAAATCTTGTTGGCACTTATAGTCATGTTTGTGCCGTCACCTTCAATCTTTTCACCATCATCACCGAAAGTAACACCAACGTTTGCTGGTATATTTACATCACTTGTCGCTGTAAGGTTTATATCAGCGCCTGAGTTTATAGTTAAGTCAGTATCATTACTTTCTATCTTTTCACTTGCGTTATCATCAAATACTATACCGACATTTTTAGGAACGTGAACATCACTTGTTGCTGTAAGATTCAATTTACCACTTGAAGCTATTGTTAAATCTGTGCCGTCACCTTCAATCTTTTCTCCATCATTACCAAATGTCATTCCTATATCTGCACCAACATTGATATCACCACCTGAACCTACTGTTATAGTTAAATCAGTATCATCACTTTCTATTTTTTCGTGTGTTCCAAGCATAATTCCTACATTAGCTGGAACTTTAACGTCTGCAACGGCTGTAAGATTGATATTATTACCTGCTATGGTAAGGTCTGTTCCATCACCCTCAATTTTTTCTGCATCATTACCAAAGGTAAGACCTACGTCAGCTGGTATATTAATATCAGTTGTAGCAGTTAAGTTTATGTCTCTTCCTGATGCTATAGTTAAATCAGTTCCATCACCACTTATGTGTTCACCACCAGCATCTGAAAAATATTCTTTGTTTGATATAATTGTATTTTTGAAAGAACCTGTTCCGTCTAAGTGAATGTTTCTCCAAGAAGCGGCTACACTACCAATATCTCTTGTATTGTCTGCATCAGGAATAAGGTTTGATGCTAAGTCTGCTGTAATAACAAGGGTGTCACCATCGGAGTCACCAATCGTTGTTGTTCCACCAGCGACAGTTATTGTTCCGTCTATCTCTGCATTACCTGCTAACTCTAATCTACCGAAAGAACCAGTAGATACTGTGGATGATGAAATATTACCTGCGGCGGTTATGTTATTCCATCGTTGTGTATCAGAACCTAAATTGTATGTATCGGTTGTGTGTGGAACTATACTTGCACTAGCACTAACAGCACCTAATGAGGCGCTAATCGTTAAGATTGTTTCAGTAGCGCTTTCTACTCCAATACCTTTTGGGTTATGTAATTCTGTTGTTGCTAATGCTGAATGTAATTTAGCCATTTTTCGTTCCTATTATTAAATAAATATCATATTGTTAAGTTTAACCACCTATCTTATGAACAACAATATCTCCATCTGACGTTCCCACGTAATCAAAATTCAAGATTGTATTCAAACTTTCATCATATATAACCATGTTTTGTATTGAATCTAATGTTGCTAATGCAACACCATTTTCTTTTATTGCACCAGTAGAACTTATTGAGCCAGTAACAACCAAATCACCTTTGATTGTGGTATCACTATTGATTCCTTTAAATCCTAAATATCCTGGATCAGCCATTATGTAATCTCCAATATACTTGCAAATACCTCAAGGTCACCATTTGATGTTGCTTTAGTTTCTAAAATATCCCCCGCTCCCAAATTAACTGGTTTCTCAATAATGAGTGTTGAATCTGCAGGAACTAAGACTGTTTTCATCAAATGTCTTCTTGTCGTAAAATTAGCACTACCACTTATAGTGATATCGATACTAGCATCGTTTGTTCCATCTACGTTACTAACATAGATTGCGTGAACAACTGCCGAAGTTGCACCTGGACAAGTATACAATGGATTTATCGTTGTGTTAGATCCAGTCGCTGCGTTTTTAAAGGTATTTGCCATTATTTGTTCCTATTTTTACACTTTTCTTCTACTATAAATATTAAATTTTTCAAATTAGCCTCCAAATACTATTGAGAAAGCTAATGCACTATCGTCAGTTACGCCTGTTAAATCTGAACCATCACCTAATACTTTACCAAATGAACCTGTAGATGCTGAAGAACCACTTACGTTTCCACTAAATTCTGCATCTCCACCCTCAGACATATCCAATTTTAGTGCAGTTATGGTTGTTGTATCATCCACACCTTTGAATAGTAAATCTTTATCACCCGTCATTGATTTTATGACAAAATCAGAAGCAACCCTACTAAACCTACCAAATTCTGTGCCACCATCCTCTAATCTGATTTGTGCGCCATCAGCATCAAGTGTCATATTTCCTGTGGTTGTTACCACACCACTACCGATTTCTAATTTACCAAATGAGCCAGTTGAGGTTGCTGAACCACTTACTTTAGAAGAAACATCAACATATGCAAATGAACCTGTAGATACGGATGAACCACTTATATTACCTGTAGTTACTATTGAATCAATGTAAGCGTCTTTGAAGTATTGACCTGAAGTTCCTAAATCAACATCACTATCTGAAAGAGGTGCTAATACTCCGTCTGCAATTTTTAATTGTACCTGATTGTCAGCAGCAAATCGTATTTCATTCGTTGTTCCAAAATCAATCTTTGTTTGGTCATCCTCACCAATCTTAATATCGGTAGCTAGTAATGATGTAATATTTGTTTGAGCTGCTGTTGCAACTTGCCCATAAAAATTAGTTGCTCTTACATCTCCACTTGCACTTACATCCCCACTTGCAGTTACGTTACCTGTAACATCTAATCCACCTGAACCAGAGATATGGAATCTTTCATCTTCAAAAAATATCTCAACTAAATCTGTATTATCACTACCTCTTCTAAATTTGAAATTATTATCAGCATCCGATGTTTTTATATAACCTACTGTACCAGATTGACCTATACGAAGATAATCATTCATTCCATCGTCAGTCAATCTTAACTGAGCAAAAGAAGAATTTATATCAACTTGACCACTTGAACTTATTCCACTCTGAGCCTTTATATAACCAAATGAACCAGTTGAGGTTGCTGAACCACTAATCTTAGTTGCAGATATGTCAACGATATGCGCTCCATCATCAGTTACTGTTATATCACCACCATCCACATCTATTTCTAAATCAGTAGCTACATCTAATTTTAATTTAGCACTTGAGGCTATAGTTAAATCAGTTCCATCACCTTCAATTTTTTCACCATCATTACCAAAAGTTAATCCTACATTACTTGGGATATTTATATCAGTCGTAGCAGTTAAATGTAAGTCATTACTTGAAGCTATGGTAAGGTCAGTTCCATCACCTTCAATCTTTTCACCATCATTACCAAATGTCATTCCGATGTTAGCAGGAACGTTGACATCACCTGTAGCATCTAAGGTTATATCTGCGCCTGCATCTATTGTTAGTGCGCCACTTGCATCTATCTCAGCTGCATCTAACGTGATTGTGTCTACAGTAAGTTTAGGTGCTGCTAAAAATACACTTGATGTAAGACTTGTTGTTGCGTGTTGATATCTAAGATTTGCTATACTACCACTCACACCCCAATCTATACCACCTGCTTCCATAAGCGCTGATGTAGCTGAACCACTACCAACTGTAATCGTATGGTCAGCTACTTGTAAACTACCGACTTGAGCTTCAATTCTATTACCCGTTACAGTCAAATCTCCAGGTATTGTTACATCTCCGTTATTAAATGTAACAGTTTCAACTAACGTATTTCCACCTGAAGATAATGTTAGAACACCACTTGAAGCGATAGTCATATCAGTTCCGTCGCCCTCTATCTTCTCACCATCATTACCAAATGTTAAGCCTACGTTTGCTGGTATATTAATATCCGTAGTTGCAGTTAAATTTAAATCATTACTTGAATTGATTGTTAAGTCTGTTCCATCACCCTCAATCTTCTCTCCATCATCACCGAATGTTAATCCTATATCAGCTGGTATGTTTACATCTGCTTCTGCAGTAAGATTAATATCACCACCTGCTAATGTGAGATTAGTGCCGTCACCCTCTATTTTTTCTCCATCATTTCCAAAAGTCATTCCTATATTAGCAGGTATGTTTATGTCTCCATTAGCGCCAACGTTAATACTTAAATCTGTTCCATCACTCTCTATATATTCACCACTATCTTGATGGTCTTTGAATACTAATCTATCTCCTACAAAAACTTGACCAAATGAACCCGTTGAACTTGATGAACCACTAATTCCACCACCAGCTGCTGTTACTGAACTTGAACTTAATTCACCTCTCCAAGAACCACTTATCATAGACTGAGCAGTTGAACCAAAACTTGTTATATCTGATTCACCTGTAAAAGTTACATTAGAAGCAGTAAACGGACCTTGAACCTCTAAACCTGTTCTTAAATTTTGCCCCACATACTGATAAACAGTCATGTAAAGTTTTTGTGAATCACTTGGGTCTACTGAATCACTCTTGAATTGTAATACACCTGTTTTGTAATCAAACTGATAATCGTTTGTTGAAACAATATCACCACCACCCAACGAAGCAGTATTTGTTGTGGTTGATTTATATACAATTGCTAAATAACCAGGTGTTGCATCTTCGGTTGTAGCATTTGCTAAAGAAGATACAGAGTATTTAGGTGAAATAAAATTAGTTTGTTGATTATCATCTATCAACTGAGGACCTATACCATCAGAACTTCCTGTCGGTGATAGGAAAAAGAATACCTCATTATTAACGTTTGATTTCGTAAGGCAATGTCTATACCAATATTTAGTTACATTCTGTCCATTTTTAGTGAAGATAGCGTTCTTTTGTGAGCTACCACTATGTGGTAAACTTGAAGATGGAATCAGATGCGCTCTTGTGTATATCTCCTCACTTCTTAAATCAAGGACATTGGTAAACGCCTCTTGAGACGTGTTGAGAGTATTGTGTGTATACCGTCTTGACGCTAAGAGTCTATTCGATTTTGAACCTGAGTCTATTTTTCCCATTACTTTCCTTAACTAAATGTTAGTGTGATGTCATCTAGCGGTGTTGGGTCACCTGCATATCTAACTACCACGTATAGTTCGTTATCATTGTTATCTAAAAATATTCCATCTGCGTTTCTTATTGGAACTGTGTAAGTCCCACTATTTAAACTACCACCTGTATTGCCATATAAATCTAAAGCGTCAGTAAATGGATTCAAGTGGAAATCTGTTTGGTGCGCTACACTGCTTGAAATCAAGTTTGCTGTCAATTCAGAAGGATCGTAAATCCTTGCTCTTGACAATTCACTATTTGTTCCACTACCACTTGCAGCGCTCTTAAAAATTAATGCACAAGCAACTCTATCATCGGTGGTTGCTTTCCAATTTACTAACGTTGTATTATTCAAGTTCACAGTCATACTTGTCTTAGTTCCACTTGTTTGGAATCTTCTAATATAATATTTGTAAGAGCCAGTTCCATAGTTAGCTGGATACCAATATCTTGAACTACCACCTGGATTTACCAAGAAACCTGGTTTTACCTGTAAGTCTTGTTCACCGATTACACGATTTGCTTCACTTCTATCCACTGTGTATGTCTGTGTAAATGCATCTCCATTGAAACCCAATACATTGTTGTTCAATTTTATTCTAAAATCTTCACCACTAAATAATTCAGTTGTTCCTGTCAAACTACCACCATCATATCCTTGAGTTCTCTGATAGACTCCCATAGAACCACTTGAAGCAGGTTGCCCAAATAAACTTGCACTATGGTAAAAAATTGTCTCAGTTTGTAGGGTAGATTGACTTGATGCTCTGTTTCTCGCTCTGATACCAACTGTAAATGTTTCGTCGGTTAAGGTTGACGATTGTTGTATGTTATCACCCGTAGTTCCACTCAAGGTATACGTAGCGTTGAATCTTACAACGTCGGTTCTTGTTGGAACTGCACTTGTCGCTCTAACCGAACCACTATCTGAAGCAAATACTGCATTCGCTGTTTGTATTGTTCCACCACTTGTAGAAACATCATCTATACCTGAACCACCTACTGAACCGACACCGACTGAACCTATGTTATCATCCACTAATGTTGATGATGCTGCATACATCGGATCGAACAATCCACGAACCGAAGCACTTATGTGGTATGTAGCGCCTGTCAGATATGGTGCGCCACTCAAACTTCTACTTGCAGCTGTTAAGTAACTCTGTGTTACTTGTGCTATGGATAAACTATTAGTTCCTATATCTGAACTTATTTGGTCGATTGGTGCCCAAAAATGTGATTTAGTTGTTCCGTTTACAAACTGATAATTACCTGAACCACTAGCTATACCAACCTTTAAGTCATGCCATCTATAGTATCCACTTGATGAAACACTTGTAAACAATCCTTTTGATGCGTGATACTTTCTTGATAGAGAACCACTCAGCTGACTTGTTCCACCCACATTTACAAACTTACCATCTTGGAATGCCGCAGGTATAACTGCTGGAACATTAGTTGCTATCTTTGTTAGTGTTAAACCATCGGATGTTCCAAAAGAACCTAAAGTCAAGTCTAATTTTGATTGTGTGGTATGTGTATTCGATGCAGCCGTTGGTGCGGATACACTACCCGTATCACTAAACGAATGTGTAGCATGAACCCTAACTTTGAAATCAGTAGGACCTCCACTTGTCAATCCACCTAAACCAAATAACTCCGTATCTACTGAAGAACTTACACTTGTCGAACCACCACTATTGGAATCAAAATCGATAAAGTAAGTTCCACCATTATCGTGGTATTGTGTTATACCTTGAAATATTTGTTCACCAGCCGTAACCCAATCTTTTGTAACCAAATACTTCATGGTTGCATTAGTGCTATCGTAACTTTGTGGTAGGTAGCCATCTACAGTATCTGTTCCACCTAAGTTGTTGTCATTTGTATCAACACTTGCAAATGTTTTCGTATTTGGTGCTGCATCAGCCACATCTAATGAGTGACTCATAACACCTGACATAAATCTTAAAATCTCACTTACGTGAGTAGTGTTATTGAAATTATTAAAATAACTACCCTCTAAGTTAGAACCCCAGGGGTTTGATGTAGGATAACCATTAGTAATATTGTTAGTAAATATTGCAGTTGAACTTGAGTATACTCCCTCTGCATTAACTTTTATAGTACCAGATATGTGATTAGAACCTGTTAAGAATACACTACCACTTACTATTTGGTCTCCGATAAAAGTATTAGAACCTGTAGTTGCATAACTTCCAGTAAATTGTTGTATCGTATCTAATCTAGCTTGGTTTTCTGTAGTTGTTGTAGCGAATGAAGCACTAGCTGCAGAGAATGAGCCTGTAATATTAGCTTGGGCTTGAGTTCCGAAAGATATACCCTCTAAATAACCAAACGAACCAGTTGAAGTTGATGAACCACTTACGTTTCCTGTTACAGTTATAGAACCAGTTATATTCAAATCATCAGTAAATAAGATTCCGTCTGAATCACCTCCTGTAGATTGGAATTTGTCAGCAAATACTGTGCCACTTGAACTTATATTGCCACTAGCTGTTATATGATTAAATTGAACATTATTCGTTGTTCCAAGACCTTGAATATTGCCAGTTCCAGCTAAAATACTACCAGTTGATGTATTAGTTGTAACTCTTGTTGAGAAACTACCACTATCAGTTTTGAGATTAGTAATTCTTGTTGAAAATGAACCACTATCAGTTTGTAAATTATCTACATTAGTTTCCTCAGTTGACAACCTTGTTGAAAAACTTGAACTAGCGTCTGTGAATGAACCACTTATATCACTAGCTATTTGTGCTGAACTTGAAACAAGAGTATTTGATAATTCAGTTTCTGCAGTTGTGATTCGTGTTGAGAAACTTCCACTATCAGTTTGTAAATTATCTACATTAGTTTCTTCAGTTGACAACCTTGTTGATATTGAGGAAGAAACATCGACTAAATTAGAAACCGACATTCCTGCTACACTTATCGCACCAAATGAACCTGTGGAAGAAACGGAAGCACTTATATTATTATCAGCAGTTATATCGCCAATAAAAGAATGCGATGAACCCGAAAAGGTATATGAACCTGTGAGTTTAGTATTTAGTTGTTTGCTTGATAGCTTAGCCATTATCTTTTACCATTCTAAGTGTCTGTCTTTGTTCTGTTCGTTTTTGCTCCCACCAGTTAGTGATAGATTTGGAAATATTTTTCTTGTGTTGAATAGTCTTTGGTTGTTTCATTTTTTCTATAGTCTCAACCGTTAGTTTTCTATCCATCTGTGCACAAGATTTACAAACACTATTATTTCCAACTGCTCTATCAAAAGCGTCTTTTCTTGTATAGGTAATCATCCTACTACAATCAGGACACTTTCTATTTTTTCTGTTAGGCCAATTTCTTTTTCTCATAATAATAAATATCAAAGAATGGTAAAAGAAATGTGGTTACGAATCAAATTTTCCCCATGCTAAAATTTCATCACTAGCTTCTAAAACATAACCTATACTATCAGTATCAACTTCAACTTGGAACAAACTACCACTCTGTTTTATTGTCAGAGCGTCATGTTCCATATATTGACCATTCAAGAAAAATATAAAATCATTTTCGTTTGTAGCTGAAAAACCTGTCGGTGCTGAAGCAGTTATAGCGTTAAAACTACCTGTCTTAAATCCTGAAAAATCACCGAATGTAGCAGAGCCAGTATATGATGCAGCTTTCTTTACAAAACATTTTCTCAAATAAGAATCCCTTTGGTCTACATAAATTTTTGATGTAGCTGCTGCATTATCCGATGGTGTCGTTGGTAATCCCAATACCTCACCATCACCACTAAAAGTAAGGTTAGCTGCACTTGCCATTGTGGATGATGCTAAACCTGTAATTGTTTTGTTTGTTAATGTATCTGTAGTAGAGACACCGACTATGTTGATATTACTACCAGCGGCATTATCTATAGCCCATCTTGTTTCACTATGGTCAAATATTAATTGTGCGTTAGTTCCACCACTTCTACCAACCCTTATTCCACTATCTTGTGAACCTAAAGCAGTAGAGCCTGTAAAATTTAAATCAAGAATTGGGTCTTCTACTGTCATAGTTTCAACATTATTAAAAGAAGACGAACCCTCAACAATCAAATCACCATGCACTTTTACCGAACCACTCATAAATCCAATTGGGAATGTGATTGCTAGACTATTTCCAAAACTACTTGATGCATATAAACCACCTAATAGAGATATATTACTTGCTGAAATGTTTCCTGTCGTCAAATCTCCTTGTGCTAAGTCAAGTGAACCAGAACCTATAAACTCAGGTGTCATTTTCTTCTGTTCCCACTCAAACAAACCACTTGATTGCGTAACTTCAGTAGATACTAATACCTCTTGTTTCCTTTGTTGTGGTTGAGCTTGTCTTACTAAATCAATGTATGCCATTATGTTCTTCCTAACTGATACTCAACTTGAATGGTATCATCACTTGTTAAGTTGATACCAAAAAGTCTTCCGTTTTGTTCGAATTTTTTATATAATCTCAGTTGTCTATAATTATCAACTAACTTAAAGTCTGACTCAAATTTCTTAGTAATCCCATTCGGACTTTGTGCTTGTTTTACTGTGTTCACACTTACAGAAATACTCTCTATTTTATCGGTGGAGGATAATCCAAAATCTAATTGGTAATGTTGTCCTGTTTCTTCTCCTGGTGAAAAATCACTTAGTTTGTAATTTCTTCTTTGTATGTTGTATCGATGATTACCATCACCAAGTGATATAACATCTGCATTCTTTGTTGCGTAACCTTTTTCATTTGCCATCTGAAATGGAACTCTATTATTATTAGTGTCCTTAAACTCCATTACGTCAGCGTTAAACTTTGACTCACTTACTGGAGCCATAAACTTTCGGTTTGAACCCTTATATCCTTGTAAAAACTCTCTCATGATTAAGTCACTGTTTTCTGATAAGTTATATTCAACCTATCGTTTGTTACTAAATTAAATCCTGGTGCCAAATTCGAACTATTTCCTTTTACTGCTAAATGTGTTTTACTAAATGTTAAAGAGCCTGTTAAGAAGAAGTCTGCTGGATCGTCACTTGATTCTTGATTTGTGTTAGAAATCATATGTGTTCCATTCAATGAAACTTGTAAACTTCCTGTTAGAACCGACATACTTGACGAAAAACTACCAAGTTGTAAATCATACAATTGTGTAGTTCCATCTTTTGAGGATGATTGATTTCCATTAATAACAATTGTTTTTTGTTGATAAAACTTGTTACCCTCTTCGTAATTAATAACCGCTTTGAAATCACGAGAACTTGTTGGTGCACCACCATTCCTCATAACAAACATTGTCTCACCACCATATATGTTCGTAAACTCTAAATCTTGTATTTCCTGCCCAGCTGCATTTCTTACACCTCTGATAAAATCTGTCGTTCCTGCTAATCCACTATTTCTTTTTGTTGTAGACGTAAAAGCACGTAGTGTTTCCGTTTTTGTATTTGGATTGAAAAGTGAAGAAACACTCATATCTGTCTCATCTACAATATCAATCTTTTTTGGTGTAATGTATTTTTGTGTATTTAATTTGTCATTAAATGCTTCAGGAACCAAATAACCATACAATTGTAATGAAAATGTAGTCTTAATAAATCTTTCACCCTCACTCATCTCTGTAGAATCTTCGAATGACTCAATATTAGATTGGAACTTTAACTTTCCTGGCTCTCCCCAATATGAACCATCAGCCCAATTTATCTTTTCTATAATCTTGTTCATTTGTTCTATGTAAGCGGTGAATATAATACACTCATAATTAAGTGTAACATAGTCAGGCATAGCTACGTTGTATAATTCTCTTTGTGGTATTAAACCTCTGTCTGCTGAAAATCTATTATATCTATTTTGTGCAGAATGTTTTTTCTCAAACGTGTAAAATAACTTTGGGTCGTTTGAATCAAGTTTATCTACTGCTATTTCTGTTCTTTTAGACATGGATGTTCTTCTAAAAGCAATGACAGGTGTTATTATCTGTCTTTTACTATCTCTCATAAAACCAGTTCTACGTATAGCAGCCCATCTTTCAGGATTAGCATACATTAGTGGAACTTTTACTTCCTCACCTTGTTCCATAACTGTGGGTTTAATCACATTATTGAAGTAATACATGATAGAGGCATCAACATCTAGCAAACCAACTTCGACATTCTTAACTTCGTCATTGGTTCTTCTTTTTATTCTACCTCTATTTTCTACACCACCATACTGAATAAATCTTTCACTACGTGGTAATGGTTTTGTTCTAGCCACTAATTACTCCTAACTCTTTCTATCTGTAGGTTGGAACGTCTCACCAAGAATGCTGATAGAACTACAGACCAATTGTTGTTGTAGTCACCACCAACTAACTGATTCTCATTCATGTTAGAAACTTCCCAATGTCCTAAGTTCCAATCAATAATATCACCAAGTTCTGGTCTAACATCTGCATCTATCAGAGATTGTCTAAGTATAGCAAATGTCGCGTTCTGTCTTAAATCTGGTCCGAACTCATCTGTATTAAAATCAAAATCATCTGCTGTGATGAGTGATGCTACCTCAACACCTGGTTTGTATAATTTACCAGCTGCAGCTTCACCATACATATTTGTTGATGTTTCTTGTATAGAGTGTTGATAAATGACTATTGTTTGATTTATAATACCATCTTGATTTGATGTCAAATCACCGACAAGTTCATTATTGACTCTATCCATGAAATCTCTGTCATTTTGTGAATAATATCTTGTAGCCATTTATTTAACCTATGTAAATTGGATAAGGAACTTTCTGTAATTTCTCCTGTAATGCTTGAGCCTCATCTCTTTCTTGTTCCATAAGAGTTTTTCTACTTGTTTGCTCTAACATCTCTCTTAGTTGTGAAATCAAGAACTCTTTTTCAGTCTGAGCTTCTTGTCTTAGAGTTTCACCATCTAAACTTGTCTCAGCGTTGGGGATAGGAATAGTTCCGTATTTTCCTCTGATAGTTCCTAATAGTTCTTTTGTTAATGCTAATCCATACTTTCGTATCCATTGAACACCTACTGAATTAATCGAAGCATACTTCATATCTTGATATGGTATGTTAGAGTAATCCGAAACCACACCTGAACCACTAGCAGTTCCATATGGTCTTCTTAACATATCATCCCTATCTGCTTTTACTACGTAATCAAAGTATAAGTCAAATGTTGATGTAGGATTAGGAAACACTCTTAACTGATTGTTCGTCATTTCAAAAGTATAAGCTGATTTTCTTATTTGGTCATTAAACTCTATAGCTTGTATTCTTAACATATCCTCATATACTGGCATCAACGTAAAGGAAACAGCTGGTGAATACTTACCAAATCCGAATCCCTCTATTAAGTTAATACTACCATATCCTGTGGTTGCATAAGGGTCGAAGTATCTTTGGATAGCAGGACTTGCTTCATAGTATACCCTTTTAACTTCTATTCCTTTACCACTTTCACTTACCTCTGAAAACAAAGCGTTTAAATCATATGTTTGTGAACCACTACTTACAGTGATTTTACCCTTTTTCCATTCAACATCACCACCAACACCAGCTTCAGTTCCGTATTGTTCTGAAAGTTCGATGGTTCTACCCAAACTTGGTTTAAGATTTCTATGTGTAAAATCTGAACTTGTAGGTTGTCCTTGTGCAACTAATAAGTTGTCTTTGATATTAAATTGATTTACTTGAGCTGCGTATTCTGCAGTAGCCTCTTCGTAACAAGCAAAAAATTGTGCTGCTTGTAATTCAACGGATACAATTGGATATCCAAGTCTTTTTGCACACCACTCTGAGAACTGAACTGATGCACTTGCAAAACTAGCTTCTGCGTCATATAACTGCCAGGGTGTTGAGCCCGATGAGTTAAACGAAGCGCTTCCTGGCCATATTGGCTGTTGTGCCATAAATTTCTCCTATATATAGAGTATTTTAGATATATCTGATAATAAATATCGAATAAACAAAAAAGGGGAAGTGTTTAGCTTCCCCTTTAATTTGATTAAGTAGATTAGTTTTTACGACTCATCTACCCATGTGCCACGAATGTCAGCAATCATCCAACCAGCTGAGTCTACACCCATCAAGTGAACAAAGTCATA